TGTAAGTTAGTGGCAATTTGTTTTAATTTTTTTTTGCCCACCCTCAAATGATTTAATGATTAAATTTTTTTATACTTTTCATCTAATATCATTGGAGTTGTATTTATCCATTTTATTGAATGGTGTATTCTTTGGTTTTTACTATTCATCATTGATACTTTTACGCTACTTGGTTGCATCATTACGGTTGTAAACGCTTTGCAATAAGTTCCATATCTTAAATACATATCAGTAATTCCACTATTTTGACTTTGCGTATCACCTTGACTTAAATTAATATTTGTAAATGTTAAAAATAAATTACCTCTACTACCTTCAGTTGTATAAGTATTTACATCTTCATTCATTGCACCTACAAATTGAAAACGTCTGTCTACGCTACAAAAAAAACTATTCATACATTTACGTTTTAATTTTATTCCACTAAATCCGCCTATATGGTCACCACCTTGTGAAAAAGCTATACTTTTTGCTTTTATTGATTTGTAAAAATTCAGCATTATGTCAAAAACTTTATCTAAATTATTTATTTTCTTTTCACCTTCAATAAATCTATAACCTAGTGAGTAATAATCATCGTCTAATTGAACAAAGTATGTAATACCTATTTCTTTTGCAATATCAAAACAAGCATTTCGAGCGTGTGTTATTGTCCTACGTTCATCAAAATTATTACCTTCGTCAATTAGGTCTGCCATTGCTTTTTTATCAAATATTTTTACGTTTTCAATTCCATAATTCTTTTGATATTGCTCAATAGTTTTATCTTCATTATCTACTATAAAATAAATAGCTCCAGTATATCCTCTTGCTTTTAAAAGTCTTAATGTTTTTACATTATCTGGTCTACCATGTGTCAGTATAAAAACTGCAAAATCTTTATTTTCCATATTCTTCTAAATATTGTTTTCTAATTTCATCACATAGTTTCACATAGCCATATTGTATTGCCTTTTCAAAGTCAATTATTACTAACCCACTACGTTCCATTAATTCCTGCATCTCTTGGCTAGAATGTGCATAGTAATCAGCTATTTTTTCATAGTTAAAAACATTGTGTCTTCTAGATGCGTCAATTAAAAAGTTTTTTTCTTCATAAGATAAACTTGAATTATCAATTTCTCTTATTAGCCTATGTGTTTTAGTTTTATCTACTAATTCAATTATATGAGGCTTTTTATTTTTTGGCTCATAAATAGGTGCTTCAATCTTTGATGAATACTTTTGTTCATCTTGACTTGGTGCAAACTCTCGACCGAATAAATTTACTTGTTTCATTTTGTTAGTTTTTTGTGTTGGATGGATAAAAATGCAACCCTGTAAATTTTGGGCATATTGGTAAAATACTATTTACAATGCTTCGGAATTTATCCTCATTCTTATAATGATTGATTGACTGCTTATACAAATAATGGATATTGCTTCTATGAAATTTAGACGCTCTAATTATAGTCATGATTTTTTCAAAATAATAATTATCATGCTCTACCATGATATAAGTAACTACTTTCCTCGCTTCTGAAATATAATGTTCTGAAGCCACGTTAAAAAAATCGTATAGGCTAACATGAAGTTTTGCGCAAACTGATTTTATTAGTTCCAAGTCTTTACTATCTAAATTTCTCATGTGCAAGTCAATATGATACTTGCTTAGTTGTGTTTGTTCCTGTTTCATGGTATTAAGTTTTTAGCAGCTAAAATAACTCTGTTTGTAAGAAAATCTAAATCATGTTCCGGTATGTCAAATTGAAACACAATTTTATTCTCATATAATGATTCTTTAGGCAAATATGGCAATTCTTCATAACTAGCATTTGCAATAAAATAGCATTCTTTCTCGCCATCATTATACAACTTAACCGCATATTGTTGAATCGCTGCCAAGTCTTCTAAATTAGGAATATACACTATTAATTCAGCTTTATCAGTTTCACCTATGCAAGCATTTGAAGTCAACTGCCAATAATATTTTTCTCCGTCTGTATGTTCCTCGCGTACTTGCTCAATATCTATACAATCGGCAAAATTACAGAATGAACCGATTGTATATGGACATTTGATGTCAATAACCGCTTTGGTCTTATTATTAAGTCCATCACGCGAACCAACCCAATAATTACTATGTAATGGGTGTGCTAAGGTTGTGTTTGGTGTTAAGGTATATTCTAGTCCTATTATATCTGGTCGCTCATACATTAGCCACCTCTCAACTAATTTACCCCATGTTGTAGCTCTACTTGATTCGTTAGTATCGAGGCTTCGTTTTGCCTTACGTTCTTGATTTGTTTGCTTGATGAAAGTTTGCCCACCTTTACTGAACATCAAAGGGCATTTCATTGTTTTAGCTTTTGATGTTGGGTTTGTTTTTTTGTATTCTACTAATTCCTCGCTTGTCATTTCGCGGCTACCCATTTCGACAAGTGCGACTATTTCCGAGCTATTAAAAGCTCCGTTTCTTATTGTGTTCATTATAATGATTTTAATTGGTTATATAAAAATTTGTATTTGTCAGTTTCTTGGTTGTTTATGATTCGCTCATAGTTTGGTAAGTCATTGGCTGATATAACATTGCGTTTTAGCTCGAATAGTTCTGTTAATTCATCAATCCCAATAGTAGCTAGTAGTTGACTATCTCCAAAGAATTGTATTGTATCTTTTCGGTTTAAATTAGCTCCGAATAAATCTCCGAAATGGTCGCAAGCATCTTTAATAGCTACGCTTTTCGCAATTGGTAACGCCATTGTAACTGCACCTCGATTCACATTAGACATATCTAACTTCAGATTGCCTGTACCTGCTTGCGTCTGTAATTCCTGCGCGCCTACTCCATCATGGTACATCATTTCGTTAGTAGCTGGGTTTAAATAGTGTACTCTTACGTTAACCTCTATTGCGTTAAGTAATTGCCCTGTTTTTCTCACTTCAATTTGATATTTTTTGAAGCAGCGTTTTAATAGATATTCTACTTTGTCAATTGGCAAATACTGATAGCCTTTAATATATGGATGTGTTTTAACCCAATCGCTAGGTGGTGGTGTTGATAGTATTACGTTTAGATGTTCTAGTGGAACGGCATCAATAGATCCGTCAAATAGTTTCGTGATTGTCATTTTCTCATTGAGTGCTGGTAACTTGCTCATGTTATTGTATTTTAATGTTTAATTTTTCAACTAGGAATTTCACGCCATCGTTAAAGCCGTTCATGTATGTATATTCAGTAGCCTTTAAATGCGCCTCGTTTGCCGCTTTAGCTAGTATTTCTTGTGTGATGATACTAGGGTCTATGATGTTGTGGAAGTCGTAAAATGTCTTATAATTACCTTTAGATACTTGCTCCCAAATATCCAAACCTTCGGGAGTTATACCCCATGTAAATGAATATAATAACTCATCTCTGTTTTTAACTGTCCTTCTTTGTTCCGCTATTTCTCGAATAGGTTGTGGAAGTGTGCTTATTAACTTGCTCATGTTTATTTATTAAAGTTTTGAATGTTAGCTAATACCTCATTGAATTTTGCGTTAAATTCTTCGGCTGTGATTTCGATTTCGCAATTAGATTCAAATTCTAATACTTTTATCTCCAAGTTATCAGGGATAAATTTTATAGTCTTTCCCTCTTGTGTAATTTTGCTGTAATACAAGCCGCTTACTGATTTTGAGTAATAAGGTAATGTAACCTGTGTTGCTTCTGTTTTTGTTGTTGTAACTTGAATTGTTGTTGTTGTTTTCATTGTGTTTTTATTTTAAAGTTTAATTAATCCATTTGGTGAATGCTTTCCAGTCCTATGTTCTCACATATTCCAATAGCAAATCTTCTAGCTTCAATTTTAGCAAGCATATTATCTATACATTGCCCGTGCAATACATTTGATTCTCTAGTGAATCGACCTGCAAATGTTTCTGTGATAAAAATAGTTAGTACATTGAGTTGTACTTCTTTATTTGCGCTTGCTATCCAGGCGCAAATAGTTTCGTGAGTTTCGATTGCGTTTAATTTCATGTCATTTTGTTTTAGAGTTCAAAATTAGTTTAATTAATTTAATTAAACAAATTATTTATAAAAAATATTATTTTATTAAAACATTCGGTTATCCGTCTTGATTGTAGGTATTTGCCGAAAGTTTGTTTCGGGTAGTAGGTAGTTATCGGCAACCTTAAAAAGATAGCGTACCTTGCCGACAGTACTGCTCAATTCTTTTGATTGCCTTGTTAAAATAAACATCATCTATTTCTATTCCTGTAAATGCAAAATCCATTTTATCAAGTCTATTTGCTTTTTCTACTGCAATAGCTATACTTCCACTCCCTAAATGTGTATCAAGTATTTTCGCACCTTTTTCAGCATAATTTTTCAGCAAATACTCATATAATTCAATCGGCTTTTGTGTTGGATGAAATCTATTTTTGTCTGTATTGTTTATTTTAACAAGCCTTGCAGGGCTATCAAATGAAGTCCAAGCTATTTCAATTTGGCTCATTGTTGGTATCATTACCACCTTATCCCAGCAAATTATAGTTCTTGTAGGCGGTAAATCAAAGTAGTTACCACCCCATATAATTTGATTTTTACTTACTCTAAATAATTGTTCCCAATATTCTTTATCAGGTGTTTTATCATCCCAATTTGTTCGCCTTATATCATCCATAAATTTTATTTGGGAGTTTGTGCCACCACCATCGGTTGTTCTTTTGCCAAGTCCATAAGGTGGATCTACTATTGCCAAATCAAATTCTTTATCAGCAAAACTCTTCATTAGTTCAACATTATCAGAATTGAAAAAAGAAAGGCAGCCGATAACAGCGGTTTTGCAAAATGGGGGGTTGTGTGCTTCTATCATACTTTTGTACTTAAATTATAAATTCGTGCTTCTAATCGGCTTTTGTGGGTAAAATCCCCCACTTCGCAAAGCCGCAAAACGTTATGGGCAATACTACGACACTGCAAACAATGACGGTTGTGCCTTGATATTATCAGTTCGTTTGTTTCCATAATTAACGTGTTTTTCGTTTATTTCAAATCCTATAAAGTTTCTATTTTCTTTTATCGCCATTGCACACTCCGTTCCACTCCCAGCAAAAGGAACTAAAATAAGGTCGTTTGGTCTGCTACTTATTAGTATTATTTCCCTTGTTAGCTTTTCGGGTTTTGGTGTGTCGTGTTCGTGGCTTCCTGTTTCATAGTTTGGTATTCTAATTACATCACCATAAAAGCGTTCATTGTTAAATGGTCTGCGTAGTTCTTCGTATTCTTGGCGTAGTTCTTCGTATGGCTTTTGCCAAAATCCAGTAGGTTGCATTATGTTTTCATAAATTTCTTGTGTTGGGAATACCCATTGGCTTTTTTGCCAATAATGCTCCATCACGCTCCTATCTAAACAACCCTCTTTATTTGTGTATTTGCTAAACATATAGTTTAATTGCTTAGATGTTAGGTTGCTTTTTTGTTTTTCACGTCTTAAATATTCTTTTATACTTTCAAAGCAATTATCATCTGAGTATATTTCTTGCAACCCTGTTTTGTTTACTGCGTTATCATACATTAGCAATCTTTCAGTAAGTGGTGCAAATGTTCTCAAATCGGGATTAAATCTAATTTGTTGCTTATGGTCGTTTGTGTTTTCCCATACCAAACTATTCAGTAGGTTAAAATGCTTATCAAATATTACTTGTGCATAGGCAATATTTTTAGCATCTCCATACCAATAAAGCGTCCCATTGTCTGCTAAAACTCTTTTACATTCTATTGCCCAGCGTTCCACATCTTGCAGGTAATCGTCAAAGGTTTTCCATACAAAGTCAAAATCTCCTTTTACTTTGTAATATGGCGGGTCTGCAATAATCAACTGTACCGATTTATCGGCAAGTTTATTATTCATCCAGTCATCGTGATATATTTTATTTACTTCCATTTTTAAAATCTCTTGTTAAACACCGTACTGCCCATAACAAGGGTTTTGCAAAAGCAGGGCATTAGTGGTTTATTGAACATTTGTACTACTATTAAACATTGTGCTATATTTGAACTTTCGTACCTTAAAGCCCTGCCTTCGCAAAGCCCCAATCCGTTATTAATTAATAAGTTTCAATATCTCTCAACTGTGTTTTTACTCTCATCTTAATTGTCTGCTTTAAAACCTTTTCGGTCAGTTAAAAATCTACCATCTGGTAACGCTGTAAACCAGTCTTGCTTGTAGCTTGGTTTGTGCATACAAGTAACCAACACTTCGTCATTAATCTCTTTGGCAATTTCAAGGGCTTTCTTTTTTGCCTTACGAATATCGTAATATTCAAAGAATCCTTTTTTTGTTTCAAATGTGTATTCCTTCATGATTTTTAATTTAATTATACGGCTCAACCACTTCGCCAAGCCGCAATCCGTTATTAATTATAAAGTTTCAATATCTCTCAACTCATTATCATTTATGAAATCCTTAATAGCCGCTTCTAATTCATAACGATATTGCGGCTCTTCCTTATATTTCTTCTTGATTTGCGCAGTAACATCCACGCCGACATC